TTTCCTGTATTACCTTAGCCTCTCTACTAATACTATTTGCTTGTGATACTATATCTTTCAAAGAGACCACATAACTATTCAATTTATTAAGAGCTTCTATAGTAGGAGCAGATATAGATTCCACATAGGTTTTAACCTGAGCAGGTTTTATAGGTTCAAACTTTGTTTCTACTGGAATGGTTATTTTAGGGTCTTTAGCCATATCTATTTCTCCTTACCTCTATAGTCCTTCATGTCAACTATCTTATGAATGTCCTTAGAACAAGTGTCACAATTGACAGCCATACCTGCAGCTCTGCAAGTGTCACAGTATGTATCTTCAGAGACTCCAGGTTTATCTTTTTCTCCACCTGTAAAGAACATAATAACTGCCTCTCTGAAAACCCACTCTCTAACTTTGTACTCTAGATAAGGTTCTATCTCCTTTAGTGTGTACCCCCAACAGATTTCATCTCTTCTGAGGATGTCTCCCCCTGAGAGATGGAGGACGATTCTGTCGACCCAGTGGATGTCATCTCTGTATTCAGAGTTTCGTTCATAATGTCTTTTGCTCCCACCCGATATCCCATGCCTATCATAATGTTGCTCATCTTTTCCATTATATAAGCTATCGGGTTGCAGGCGAAAAAATCGTCCATCACCTGCAATACGGTATTAGTGTCTATTGTATTAGACAGTTCCTCTGCTATCTTTTTAATGTCTCTATCTTTTAAAGGAGTTTTAGAACCTTTCTCTATAAGTACTACAGCTAGAGCTTCAGGTAAACGGTCACCAAGTACAGAAACAAGCTCTAACACATCTAGTTTCTCAGGCATATCAAAGGTCTTGAGCAGGTCAGTAAAACTCTTGACCTGCCCAAGCACCATAGCCTTCTGTATATATGTCTTGTCACCTATCTGATATACAAATTCAGAACCAGTGGCTTTATTCTCCTCAACTCTCTTCTTCTTCTTCATATTTATCTCCTCTTACGCAAACGTAGATAACGAGCTGTACAGTGTTGCGTGTAGTGCACCATAGTCAGAGTCTGTAGAGTTATCATAATATGCTTCAAACGGTAACTCAACCTGTAATCCTGTAGGCCCTGATACAACAGGTGTCTGAGGTTTCAGAACTGCTTCATCAAGAAAGAATATCAGCTTCTCATTACCCAACGTACCAGCACCTGTGCCTCTTGAGAACCTCAGTTCAATCTTTCTCTCTGTATAGTTAATAGCATCTGTATAGAGGTCAGCATCAGTGAATAGACCTCTTAACGTTCCAGTTACTTTAGCAATTGATTCAGGCATGGAGTATCTTGTTCCAGTACCATCCATGACATATGTATTGCCGTCGATGGTGTTCTCAAGTGTAAAGTCCACACCAACTATGGTCATAACCTGTGAGCCATTTACCCATAAAGACCCACCAAAGCCGTCAAAAGGCGTATGTCCATCATCTCTTGCGCCTGCTTTCATTGATGCGCTGTCTTGTAATTCATCAGCACCCATGATGCTTATTGAAGAGTCTATAAAACCTTCTGTATTGGCAGTTACCTTGAAGTTGTTAACCTTACAGCCAACATACTGAAAGTACTTGTCAGTAGCATCAATGTCAGAGAAGTACTTCTCAACAGTGAAACTTGGCAAGTCTCCAATTGTGAAACGATGTATGTAAGCACCTGTGCCACCTGTAGTTCTGATGGTGCCACCGAAAATACATCTTAAGAGTTTACCAATATTAGGTGACAGTTCAAAGTTGATGTCACCTGCCACATCTACGTTACCACGTATAGGCATAACTGGGTTTCTTGTACCACGAAGAGTCTTTGAAGACACCAGATTTCTGTTAAGTCTTAAACTCTCAGATACATAGTACAATTTGGCAGCGTTGGTACCTGTTGGTAGTTCTTTAAAAGTTGACTCTTCTTCAAATATTATAGGAACCTGTGAACCTCTTTGCTGAACCATAGTATAATCCTCCTTAATTTATGATAATTTGTCTGGTTGCCCGTTCAAATGTCTGTAAAGAACTGAGTATTGAACAACCATAGCCTTCAACTCCTTACTAACATCGAGCAATTCCATTGTAACTGCCTTTCTCTTGCTGTTTAAAGCATAACCGCCAAACGAATAATTGTTAAACATAGCCTTATGAATGGCTCCAAGTAATGTCTCACAATCATCGTTCCTTACCCATACCTCAATAACTACAGTCCAATCAAATGTCTCAAACCCGATAGTTGACCTATCGTCGGTAGCCCTCTCTTCTGGGCCAGAGTACACAAAACATGTAGCAAAAGGTATAGTATCTATATCAACCGGGGTGCTACGTTCTATTTCAACCTTCTCCACCCCTGAAACTCCTTCAAGAACCTCACCTATTTTAGAAAGTATAGTCTGTCTTAATGTATCAGCCACGTTTCCTGCCTCCAAATTCTTCTTTTATTACCTTAGTCATCTCTGTTTTTATTCGTGCCATATAACGAGTCTCAAATACTTTAGGAAGGTCAGATAAGTCAACACGTTCAATCTTAATCTGTTCCTTATGTTTAAATAAAGGTATTATTCCTCTCTGTCCTTTTTCAGCAGGCTGAACTATCAAATCATGTGAACGCAAATAAAATATATTTGGAAACTGTGATGGCTTCCTACCAGTTCCTTTAGCCTTTCCAACAGGAATATACACATTGTGTAACGTGGCCATAGCCGCTTGTTTCTCATGAAGTTTTAACTGAGTAAAAAGATAAGGGAGATTTTCATCAAAGTGTAATCCTGCTGTGATAGTATCTCCAATAACAGTAGCAGAGGTTCTAATATTAGTAAGTCTGCCAGAACGGTCACTCTTCTTAGCTAAAATACGAGTTCGAGCTATCTCTGCCCACTCAGAAGTGAATTTACTTACAGTTTCACTAACTCTATCTATAACTCTTTCCCCAAGTCTGGATAACTGTGCCTCTAAATTAGACAACACATTGGAAGTAACAGATATAGAGAAAACAGGATTCATATTAAACTCACCTTCTCTTTCTGTAACATTTCTTTGACAAGGGGAAGTAATGTAAATTTGTTTGACATAGCAATCTGACCGTTTGGTAGTGCCACAAATGATTGACCAAGATTCTGTCTGTTCTTGAACATGTATGACACTTGAATTGTGGCAGCAAGACGTAAGTTATCAGGCACATCCAGTACACCATAATCATCAGAATCTGAATCAGAAATCAAATCGAACCCACCTGTCCATGTCACTTCTAAATCCTGAGGATTTATAGGGGTGTATATATTGTTGAAGGTGATTATACCTGTCTCATATTCCAGAAAGTAATCAGGTGATATAGAGTAATCAGAATCAACTCCGCCTCTTACCAGTTTGGTGCCTCTGTAGTATATCTCAAATGTAACAGATAGGTCAACTGGATATGCAGGAAGAAATATGTAACGTGTACCAGCATCAAATTTTTTAATACGTTCTGTCTTCTCAAATAAACGTCCTGTATATACTTCAAAATAAGGAGACATCCCGTTTATAAATATCTCTATCAATGAGTCATGTGTGGAATCTGTCTTCTCAAGAAAAGCCTTAACGTCCGTTAACGATGTTAATTTCATGATAATAACTCCTCAAGATTATTGTACGATATATACCGTACATTATCAAGTTTTTCCCACTCTGGCACCATGGATAGATTATCACCAACACGATAGAATAGAACTGATGTATACTTATACATTATCCTGCCAAGTTTATTTACCCAGTTTCTACTGTTAGGATGAGGTGCTACATTCGGTGCATAACCCTCTGTATCCTTATACATATTGTTCATTTTTCTGTCGCCGTGGCTGTAAATGTCAAATCCAATTAGAAAGATATTTTTTATGTATGGAAAACGTTCTAACATAAGCCATGTAGCTGTCTGTCCTGAAGCTGCTTTGTAATAGTCTATAAAAGTATCTCCTCTAGACGTTTGTAGCACACAATTGCCATTCTCATCGTTCAGTATACGTCTCACAATCTCACACTTATTATAAACCTCATCACGTTCAAGTATATTATACATAAACGCATCCACTGCCACCAATAAATCTGGTATAAAGTCTCTATATAAAGCATTACAGCCATATATAGGACCGTGTCCTCTCAATCTATTAAGATTAAAGTCACGTCTTGATTCTCCATTACCTATTATGAAACCGTTCAAGTCGCTCCTTTCTTTTGGCTTCTCTACTAGCCTGATAGTGAACTATAAATGGCTCACCATCATTCATATCATTAGCATCAAATATCTTAGTATAGCCATAAGGCAATATAAACTCAGTGATATTATTTCTGTGTTCACTCATTGCCTTATCAAACAACACTTGGTCAACTACATATTCAGTATTACACAATTTCTCCCACGTGTCTAATAATGTCATTACTCTACTATTATAGGATAGAAATAACGTTCCTGTCAACAATTCGTGTGGTCTCTGTGGTCTCTCTCGATAACACACTGCAACATCTATATCAGTTAATGTCTCAAACAAGTATGGATACTTTACAACAACAGCATCAGAATCAATCCATACTATGTTAGATTCATGTTTCAACAGCATACGTTTACAAAATTGTGGTTTAAGATTGACCGTGTTAATCCAATGTCTGTCTTTGTCAATTTTATGAATGTCATATTTTAATTGATGTAATTCTAACGATTCTATAAGTCGTTTAGCATGTTTCGTGTATATTTCATCGTCTGTATAAAATGAAACATATGTAATCAACAGAGTTACCCTCCAGAATTATTTATGTTTCTTTTCTTGTAAAATTGATACAGACCATTCACATCAGAAGACAACATAAAACGCATTGCTTCCTGAATGAAACTAAACTCCCAATTCCACCACTTCATTTTCTGAAGTAACAATATTTCTTCATCTGTAAATCTCTTCTTGATAAGTCTAGCTGGGTTACCTCTTACAATGCTATAAGGCTCTACATCACTTCTTACTATAGACCTCGTACCAATACATGCCCCATTTCCAACAGTAACACCAGACATTATAGTAACATCATCTCCAATCCACACATCGTTACCTATTACAACCGGTCTACCGGCAGTCTGATGTGGACCAAATGACTTAAATTGCTTCATTCTCGTAGAAAACGGATAGGTAGTTATCCAATCTGCATGATGATTGCCTCCTGTATAAACAGTCAGATTAAGTGCTATTGAACAGTATCTGCCAATTATAATATCACAGTCCTCAAAACGTGTCTTTATTTCATTACCCGTATATGAACCTTCACCAATGATAATCATTATTTTACCTCTTTCTGTATATGTTAGATACTCCAAGCGTAATCAGTTTAACAAAATTCTTTGACAGAATAAAATCATCAAGCATCTTGTTATCAAAGTTTATCTCCACCTCAAGAATATCTATATTGAATCTGTCAAAGTCAAACACAGACAATATAGTATACTCAGCACCTTCCACATCTATCGACAAATAATCAATGTTAGTTACACTAAACTTGTCAAGCAGTTCATTTAAGGTAAGAGTATTAACATAAATTGTTTGTAAGTTACGTGACTTAACCTCAGTATTTATTCTTTGTAAGTGTTCAGGTTCCATAAGTCTTACTATACCACTCCAGCCTCTTAATACATCATTAATAGCCAAAAAGTCAGAACTACCTGTACTATCTGTTATAGCTGCTTTAACTCTTATACAACTTCTATTAGATAACATATCATTAAACATTACAGGATTAGGCTCTACACATATGCCAGTCCAGTTATATTCCTTCTCAAAGAAGTTTGTATTACTATGAAACACACCATCAAGTGCACCTATTTCTACAAACACACCATTAACCTTGTTATGAAATATGTTTTCATGTAACCATTTGTCTTGTTCATATTCACTATGATAAGGCTCCATAGTTATCTCCCTTTCAACATTGCTCTTATAGATTCTAACACAGGTATCTTCTCATTAGCAAAAACACTAGTAGCGTGAATAACTCTTACATTATCTGGTATAATTTCATTTGTGGGTCGCCATCCTATTATAGGAGCACTACCTATCCAGTAAGCTACTGAGAAAAATTCATCTTTTGGCAATAACTTCCACTTAACCATATTACGATATTTATTTATAGCTTCTTGGTCACATTGAATACCACGGTCATAAGATGCCTGGTCTTTGGCTATTTTGTCAGTCAATTCTATTACATTATCATTTGAAGCATACACCACAAGACCACAAGATATATTTCCCTCACCATCATCCATAGCAACAAGGTCATTATCCCCTAGTAACTCTAACAGTCTGTCTGAACACTCTCTTATAAACAACACATCTGTATCTACCCATGCTACTGGCTTGTCAGACTTACTAACTGTCTCATGAACTAATCTAGCTCTATCTTGTAATAATTTATCCCAAGGTGTAAATTCTACAAAATGTGGTACAAGTTCAAAGTCGAATTGTGCTATAGGTAGTACGTATTCATTGTACATTAACTCAATAGAAATGGGCTCAGCATCTTTTACTGGATATGAGTTTCCTGTAGTTATATAACTATGTAATTCAATCATTTATTCCCCAGCTTTCTGAAGGCTATTATTGTTCCTACCTTATCTATAACCTCTAAATCTTTTCGTGTAATAACCTCATCGTTAATAAATTTCATAACTTCATCACGAAAGTAAACCTGATAGTCATGAAATAATATCTCTCCTCCAACTGTTACTTTAGGAAACCATGAATCAAAATTTCCCTTAACATTCTTATATTCATGATTAGCATCTATAAATATCAAATCAACTGGCTTAGAAAATGTTCTGGCAACTTCATCTGCATCAGATTCTATAGCAGTAATGTTCTTAAATTTAGACAAACCTCCCCGCTGAACCTGTTCATAAGTTAAACCATTAAACTTCATATACACATCAATAGTTATAACTTGTTCTGCAACTAAAGACATTATAGATGCTGATAAACCCCAGAACGTACCTATATCTACAATCAATTTCTTTTCACGCGCGTGTTCTAATAACATTACAGCTTCACATTGGAGAAGTATGCCAGCAGTTGGAGTGTGATATTCAGGAAACTCTTCTGGAAATGGCTGTTTAGCAACATCCCATAGTGGCATACCAAAAGGGGTTAAATCACCATTAAAATTATATTTATTCATATTTAACTCTCCTTCTGAACACTGCTGACCAACCACACTGTTCAATGAACTCCACTCTATAAGTAGTATCTGAAAATTGAGACAAGTCTTCAAATATATCTTCAGTAATAAACACTTTATTTTCCATAATAACCTCTTATTCTAAAGAAGTCAAAGCTATCACAAGCAACAGGATTGGTACAAGGATATCTTCCAACATATTTACCATCCTTAATATCCTTAATAATATTGTTTCTATTGTCACTGGTCCAAACATCATCTAACGAATCATCAAATACATTTCCTAATATAAATGTATTCTGTCCATCATCATATGGACACAGACCTATATTACCATTAGGATATATATAAATCTGATTCTTAAAAGCACCATTTAACTGAGAACATTGTCCTTCAGCAGGCTGTACATCTTCACGTTCACCCCACAAACAAATCTCACTAACTCTGAAATTAAATAAGTTCGGACTGTTAGCATGATTAAACGTATTGAACACAGCCATACGTTCATTCTGTAAGAACGCTTCATTTATATGAGCATAGTGAGTAGGATATTTGTTTAGATATGTTTGAACACATTCCTTATATAGAAATAAAGGAAAATATATTATGTGTTGTCTAACAAAATCATTTATTTTCATAAAGTATAGCAGATTGTTTTTCACGGTTTCAAAATCAAGTCCCGTAGACTGTTTAAACAAGACAGGATTGACACTATCTATTCTTGTCTCAATATTGTCAAGCAGTTTGTCACCGATTATTCTCTCACTGTTTTCTTTCGTTAACATATAACCATTGGTAAACAAAGTCAGAGTCTTGTCTGGAAATTCTTCTCTTAATATTTGAAGAGCATCAAAAAATATAGGATTCAAAAAAGAGTCTCCGTCACCTCCTACTTGAATAACATCAAAGTCTACAGTAGTCAGTCCCTCAACTATATAGTCAAATGTTTCCAAATCAAGAAGAGGCGAACTATCACCGCCGTGCGCTTTAGAACATATTACACAGTTACCAGTACACTTGTTGCTAAAGTGAAGTTCAATTATTGGTATAAATGGTCTCATCATAGCTCCCTGTTAAGTTATTTGCTGGATTCAACATGTGTAACCCACCATAGATATTTATTACTTCTTTATATTCATCTGGCACGTCTTGAACTCTAATGCTCTTCAACTGAACATTACACAATTTTACATTAGTACCATTCCAACCACCACAATGTAGATATAACACACAAGAAGTGCAAGGCTCAGTCTTTATTGAACACTCATTGCCGAGTTTTGTAGCACTAATCTTAAATTGTGTGTCAGACTCACCAGAGTGACCATATTCCCATTCCCATGGGTCATGTAACACATACTTAGCATTAACAACATATTTCCACAAACGTGGTGATAAATGACACATAGGATGATAACGTATAGTAAACAATCTTTTAGCCTCTAAGAGTCTATCACATGCCTTCTCAATGTAAGGTCTTAACACATCAGGAGGAACAACAACCTCATCTGCTTTAGACTTATCAGACCACTCATAATGTGGTAGAAACCCCAGTAATACTACATGAAATACACCGTTCTCAACAACATTCAATGTTATGTTCTCTAAGTTATCATAGTTTCTACTTTGAAGTGTAGTATTGCTACGCCACGGCAATTTGTTATCTCTCAAAAACTCTTTTACTGCTGCCTGTTTCTTACCAGAATTCTTTACTCCTGAAATAGCATCAAGTCTTTCATCTAGGTCATGTACACTTATATGTAAATGATTCAGACCTAGTTCATATAGTTTTTCAAAGGATGATACAGATACTGAACCGTTAGTTATGATAGAAGACTTCAAACCTATGTTCTTAGCAACTGTAACAAAGTCGTTTATGTAAGGATACAACATTGGTTCTCCATAGCCAACAGCCACAACATGATTACAACCTCTTGCCTTAGCTTTGGTCATCTCTATAGTAACTTCATCAATGGTGTAATCAAACGGTGTGTGTAGACTGTCGTTGTATCTATAAAAACAAGTCTTACAAGACCAATTACACCGCCATGTTAAGTTAACTCCCACTCTAGTACATCGTCTCAATGATGTCATTTCTTCTCCTCTCCATTAAATAAAACCTTTATGAAATCCGTTTTTAATCATAGTTTCTGGCAACTCATTTAGTGATATAACTCTTATCTCATGCCAAGAGGTCGTAGCACTCTTTACAGTATGAAAGTCTTTAGCATAAGGCAACTTGTTCCATTTCTCTCTAATCCACCAATCGAGGTCAAATATCACTTCTTTCTCTGTGAATGTAGTTCTTTTTATCTTGTCTATAACATCCTTCTCTTTAAGTCTAACATAAGTGAAGTGATGCATGTATACATCTTCTAACAACAGTTTGGGAGATGTGTTATTACCTCTAATACCTACAAGTTTTGGCACAGAGCTTCTTACAAAAGCAGTTGGTCTACACCACTCAGGGGGCGTTATCCTATAGAATATAGACTTAATGTACGTATGTAACATGATAGAGA